CCAGTTGGAGGAGTTCCAGCCGTTCCTACAGTATTGTAGGTGCTGTTTTTAGCCATTGTTAAGCCATCTAAGTCAATCTTGTTAGCGATAGCAGCAACTGCTGGTTTCAAAACACGATCAGAGAACATATCCAAGCTCAATGCCAAATCCTGAGTAGTGAATTGTGTATCCACATGGAACTGGGTTGAGAGGGTTACAGGAACTGAAGTTTCGTTGAAATCTTCAACATTAAGCGCAGGGCCTGTCGTTCCAATGAAGCGACCAGGTCTACGGACATTGACTGTGTTACCAATCTTTGCACCAACTACAGCAAACTGGTCATCATAGTTACGATCTACTTCAGATGTAAAAGTTAATTCGTTTTCCAAGACCATCAACGCTTCGTTGGTGATCTTGCTAATGGTTAATAAGGTATTACTCATTTTCTCTTTTCCTTAAAAGAAATTAGGGTTTACCTGATCTTCCCTGCCTTACGAGCTGCTTTCCATGCTTGGTAAGACCCATGAAACTCACCATCTGAGCCTATAGGTGTTTCCATTGCACTTCCAGTTGCTCTTATCGGACTAAGAGGAGCAGGAGCTTTAGACTTCTGAGTAACAGGCTTACTTGTAGGCTTTTCTTCAGCAATTTCTTGCTTCTCGAATTTAGCCTCCAATTTCCCAATCTCTCTTAGCGCTCTATGAACAGGCAATGCTTGGAACTTCTCAGCTTCTTCTTCCTCTAGACTAGCTAAATGGTAAAGAATCTCAGGGCCAACATCCGATTCAATGATTGCATCCCTAACTTCGTTGCTTACAACGACCTTAGTAGATTCAACAATCTCATCAAAATCAGCTAAATTAGGCTTCGCTTTGGCTAGTTTTTCACTCCAAGTCTTTAAGACTTTAGAGCGTTCTTCTTCAGCTTTGCGAGTCGCTTCTTGCTGATCCCTTTCATACAACGCTTTCTCAGCCGACCATTCCGCTAACGCTTTTGCATATTCAAAAGCATCATCAAACTGATCTGCCCTAGGTTCTGTTCCGATTGGATCTTCCACCTTTTGCTGTGGAGCGACCCTTTCTTCATATTCCCTAAGTCTAGCTTCCAAAGCCTCTTTTTCAGCTTGTGCCTTGGCAGCGTTTTCTTCTGCCAATTTACGAGCCTTAGTAAGCTCTGAAAACCGCTTTTCGAGTTTAGGATTTTGTTTCCGTTCCTCTGTTACTTTCGCTTCAGGTTCTGACTCTTGTTCACTCTCACCTTCAGCTTCAACTATCGGCTCTGACTCAGGAGTTTCCTCAACTGATTCAGCCTCAACAGGAGCTTCCTCGGTAGCTAAACCAAGACGATTCATAGTCCATTCAGCTAAATTATCACTTGTTACTACATTTCCAGCTTGTTTTGCTTCTTGCACTTCTGCCATGAGTTTTCCTCAAGATTTAACCCAATGATCCCATTGGTAGGTTTAAAACAATTCATTTTTACCACCAAAACTTATTTAAAACAATATTATTGCATTGGTTGTTGCATTTGTTGTTGCATTTGTTGTTGCATAGGATTTTGTTCCATAGGCATTTGTTGTTGCATAGGTTGAGCATTCATTAATGGATTTTGTCCTTGATCTATATCAGATATAGATTGTTGAGCAAAAGCCATTTGTTCTGCATTCCTGCGTTCCATTTCAGCTTGTAGCGTTCTTGTGTCTAAATTGGCAATCAACATCTTAACAATGGCATCAATCTCAGTTTTATTCTGTGAGGTAATAGCCTTCATATTTACTTGATTTGCAATAGATTCAGACTTTAGCTCGGAATCATGCGCTTTGGCAGTTGTTTCCATAAGAGTTCTAGTTGTAGCTCCACGCTCTTTGGTTTCGGCAACAGTTTGACCATATTTGATGTCCATTGCCATCATTTGATTCTGTTGCTGTAACTGCTGAATCATCTGTTGAGCTTGTGCCAATTGCATCTGAACTTGAGGAGGAACATCTGATTTTTCGTCAATCTGCGCTAATGGATTGGAAGCTGCGAGTCTGTCGGCAATAATTTCAGCGCCAGGGAAGTCCATATTTCGGAAAATTAAATCACCAGCAGTTGCCATTAAATTAGGATCGGCAGCAAGCAAAGTCATCATGTTTTCGACAGCTTCTGTTCTCTTGGTTGAGAAGCCTGGTCCTGTATCCATAACCACATCATAGCGACCAACTGATACATCATTAAGGATCTTCTCAACACCTTGCTCATCCGTTACTCGTTGATTCAGAGTTACGATTTCAGGCTTTTCGTCAGCTCCGATAATCCGCATGACACGCTCTGTATCGTAAATCTTAGGAATTAGGTCAAGAATGATGCGACCACAATAAGCAATAGATCGAGTCAAATTGTCGTAATAGTGGAAGTTCACCATATCGACTTGTTGTTGCTGACCAGCCAAAGCCTTACCTGAGATGTTTCCTTGTGGGAGCTGACTAGGATCATAAATACCTACGACAGTCATTAAGTCGTTAGACATTCCTTGTGTCGCTGTAACGATTCCAGCAGGAGGAGGCTCAGGTTGTAAGCGAGTAGGAGTTGGAGCAATTCTGCCTTCTGTGTCTGTTTGCTTGTAACGCAATACAGGCATAGCCTTAATATTGGCTTGATTCCATTCTTGTTCATGTCCTTCGTCTTGACCTTCTGCCAATAGCCATTTTGCTTTAGGCGCTAGAGCGACAGATTCTGTCAGAGCTGTAGTCCAATAGTTATACATACGCTGTGGATCTTTTGCCATTCTGACCAAACCAAACTTCTTATGCTTGGCATCAATAATGCAAGATTGACCATAAACAGGAATGATTGGAATGTATTTACCAGCCCAATCTCCTTCTTCAAGCACTTGCATAGCTGTTACTTTGCACCACTTGATTTGCTTCTTGTAGGTATCTCGCTTCTCAATGATGGTAATTCCAGCATCTGCTAGAGCTTGTTCACTAGGCATTTCGTCTTGATAAACGCTTGTTCCATCTGACAAAAGCACCAGTTTTGTAGGAGTCTTGACTGTGTAAAAGTATTCAGCAATCCGAACATCTTCCTTAGTTACCCATTCTGCATCCGAATCACCAGTTCCTCGGCTAGTAAAGCCTTGACCATCATTCATATTTGGATACATAGCTTTAAAAGTCTTTTTACTAACGACAGTCGTAATCAAGCAACGCTCTGCATCCGATCCATCAGGAAGCTGTGAGTTAGGATCAAAATAGACTGTAAAAGGATTTTCTACTGGTCTGATGAAGATTTCCTGTTCAAAGGAATCATCAGAAATATAGTCGGTCATTACTCGGAAATAACCCCAACCCATCTTAACTGCATATTCAACTGCCGTATCGTATGCAACATCAGCAGAGGATTGGTATTCAATGTGTCGGCAAACACCACTAAGAATTTCAGCTAGTTTGGCATCTGCCTCGTTATTCATGCCTTGGACTTTAATCCGAGGTCTTTGCTGTCTGATTTGATTACAGATTTGACGAACATAGGCATCAACTTTATTAATCGTCAAGCAAGGTCTAGACTCTAAAACTCGGCTATTTTGCACATCAACTGGCCATTGATCTCCTGCGCAAAACCTTACATCATCAAGAGCTTCAGCTCGATTGTTAGAGTCAGTATCGTTACAAAGGTTTAGAAACTTTTTAGCTTCATTAATACGACTATCTTCGCTTGAGTCTTGATCTTGATAATCTGCCATATCTATCCCATCCAACTCCCCATAGGAGCATAAGTTTGTTTAACTGGTTGCCTTTTCTTAGGCTCATTCACCATTAATCCAATATACCGCCAAGCATCTGCGCCATGAGAATAGATGTCATGCAAAGGCTTTTGACTAAAAGTTCCATGCTCATCAACATCATAGCGATAATGTCTTAAACAGTTTAAACCTTCTTCTGTATTTTTTCTATCAAAATAACATCTTGGGAATATTGTTCTTGCAGCATTAATTGAGTCTGCAACTGGAACTCGGTCAAGGATCTGAACTTTTAATCCTGTCGCTCTAACAATTTCCTCAATCGACTTTCCTGTTCCTAATGATTTGGCAGCTCCATCATGGGGTAGCCAAATAGTGTCATAAATGTATCCAAATGTTTGCATTAGGCTTAGGTAATGCTGAATAGTCTTTTGGTTATCTTCAAAATATCTCAGCACTCGTATGTCAAATCCAACATATTGAATAATCCAACAAGCTGTATTGTCTGCCCAACCAAGGTCAAAAACCGCATGACAAGGCTTGGAAGGA